GTCTTAAACAGTTTTTCAATAGAGGGAAAGAATGGTTGAAGATTCTGTATCTTCCAATGAATATCTCCTTGCGTTCTCAGATTTCCCATTTCGTATTTGTGAAGCATCATAGGAATATGAGAACTCCGAAGTTCACTATTCTTGTGAACACGTCTTATCATTATAGAAGTGTGTTAAACCATAATTAAAAAGTTCACGCAATAATAATACTGAAATGAACTTTAACATCAAAAAGTTCAACATGGATATGATCCGTGATCGATGTGCATTAGATTCTAAGAAAGCCCCAATGATTGTTCTTGTTGGAAAGCGTGATACTGGTAAATCTTTCCTTGTAAAAGATATTTTGGCCAATTGTCGTGATTCTTTTCCTATTGGAACAGTTATCTCTGGTTCAGAAGTGGCCTCTCCCTTTTTTCAAGATCTTGTTCCTTCAAAGCTTATTCATGACAAGTACAATCCTAATATTGTGATGGGAGCCATTAAGCGTCAAATGGCCGTCAAACAAGCAAGAAATCAAGAAATGCGTTCAGGTCATCATTCTAATGTAGATCCTCGTGCATTTCTTATTCTTGATGACTGTCTCTACGATAAGACCTGGATGAATGAAGAATCTACTCGTTACGTGTTCATGAACGGCCGTCACATTGATCTGATGACTATGATTACTATGCAATATCCTCTCGGTGTTCCTCCCACATTTAGAACTAATGTTGATTATGTTTTTATTTTACGTGAAAATTATATTTCTAATCGCAGAAGACTTTATGACCATTATGCAGGTATGTTTCCTACATTCCAAATGTTCTGTCAGTTCATGGATCAGTGTACCGAGAACTACGAGTGTCTCGTGATCTGCAACGGGGTTCAGTCGAACCGCCTTGAAGATCAAGTGTTTTGGTACAAGGCAAAACCACACGAGGAGTTCCAGTTGTGCGATCGCAGTCTGTGGGCAGACAACAAACCCTTTATGAGCACAATGCTCAAGATGGGTGAGTTCAATCCGAACGATTATCGGAAGACGAAGGGTCCGTCTGTGTGGGTGAAGAAGGATGGAAAACCTGGGTAAAGATCTCCACAAGCATCCGTGCCTTCTCGTGTTCTTCCGTGAAGTCCAAGGGCGGCAAGTCGTCCGGAACCGGAAGGGTCTTGAGCAAGTAGGCGCGGTTGGAGGCACTCAGGAAACACGTCTCGGGGAGCGACTCGTCTGCTGTAAAGACCGGGGTCCCGTGGTAGATGGCATTGTAGGCACGAAGCGATTCAAACACCCCGTACTCTTTGCTGTAATGACAATTCAAGACACACTTTGCTTTCCGAATGGCATCGTCGCGCTCGTTCATAAATGCAACGATGACGTGGGCATTGTATTGCTTACAGAGCGCTGCTCGATCGTGCGACATACATCCGAAAAACAACAGATCGGTGGTCCGGGGGTCTGTCGACGGCGGCGGCATCTCCGGAGTATGGAAGAACGGCAACCAGAATCCTCGCCACCCAAGTTCCTTTTCCAGAATGTCGAGGTTGGCAGTCGAGTAGTCTGCATAGAGCATCTGGGGATACGTCTTCAGAATCTCAAGTGTGAAGGTCCGATAGTCTTTCCGCGTCATCTGTTCGAGATTCATCAGAACAATCTGTCTCCCTCGGACAGAAACATCCTCGGGGATCCGATAGAACCCGCTGTGGAAATAGAGAACAATGCCGGGCGTGTCAGGGAGAGTCTCCCACATCGTTGTCACAACCGTGTGCCCTGCTTCTCGGAGAAAATAGGTCAGAGCATTGTAATATTCAATCGCATAGGCATCCACTTGCCGAAGACGAACGATGAAAAACTTCATTGTCTGTCTTTGCTGCCTCGCTCAAAACCCTACTCCCGCAGAGCGCCCTCCGACGGATGAACAGACTTCGACGCATCCTCCAACTGCTTCTGCGCTGCCTCCCGCTTGCGCTCCTCATTCTCCTTCTTCTGACGCTTGATCGCTGCCTCGCGCTCCTCGGCAAACACCAACTCCTTGTTCGCCTCGTTCTCCTTGTAGCGGCGCATGATCTCATTCAGGTCCTTCTCGGCGTAGTCGACGTCGGGCATCAGGTGCTCGGACGGATCCCACGGCAACCACGCACCCACCTTGCCGATGTAGATGTTGTCCTTGGGGTACTTGCGGCGAAGCGCCTGAGCAAACAGTTGCGCCTCCTCCACGGACGGGAACGACCGGCGGAGTTTCACACCGCGCACGTTGGTCTTGAACCCCACGTCGTGATCGAACTGCTCCTGGAGCATCTTCTCGTGCTTCAGGAGGAAGACCTGAAACTGCTCGTAGATGTCCGTCTTCTGGACCTCTGCCTTGTGGACCTTCTCAAACTCGAGGTGATCGGCAAGGACGTCGTCAATCTTGAGGTTGTACTTCTTGGCAATGTACGCAAGGAAGTGCTCCTGTCCCTTCATCTTCCAGTCGTAGTCCTTCCACTCCGTGAACTTCTGGAAGTAATACTGCTCCTTCTGCTTGACGACCTTCTCCGGAGACAGGAAGGACACAATGCAGTACTTCTGCGTCGGGATCTCCGGATCCTCGTCCAGGTAGTCCACGAGCGTGCCGTCATCTTCGTACTTGGGGAGAGTGGTTGCCATTTTGTAATGACTCCCGGTCTTCTGTGAAAATCTGTAACGCAGAAAACAATGGACTCGCGAGGAGCAGGAGCAGGAGCAGGAGCAGGAGCAGGAGCACCCGCAGAGGGTCCGAGTCTTCGCACATTTCAAGCAACCATCCGGTATGTGTTGAACAACGGCGCAGGGACAACGATCGATTCCTTTGCGTGGACGACGGTGCCACCTGGCAGAACCAAGACGGTCTACCGCGCACAGGCAGGGGCGTCCACCAAAGGAATCGAAGGAGACCGGTCAACCCCCTTGGAGATTCGAACGGATCGCGGTCGACCGATTTCGACCTCGTCGATGCTGACATCGAAGATCGAGACGTTTGCCGAGGTTCCAGAAGGATCGGGAGCAGAGGGACGTATCTTTGCGATTGAACTCCAACCTGGCGTCCGATATGCGTCTCTTCAAGATCAGATTCCGGAGGAGGCACAGGCATTCGACAAGAAGACAGGCAACCTGAAAACCGGAAAGGCAAGGGCAAGGGCAGATGCACTCACAGAAGAAGCATTCGCATTTCTCGATGACGAACTTCCTGTCGGACATCGGTTGAAAGGGACAGGCATTCCTGCGCAATCTGCCATGTTCTTCAATTTTCTCACCAACGAGCGGGAAATTCTCTTGGATCCGCGAGCGATTCAGTTCGTCTCCGATCCAAAAACCAAGACACCTGAAACGTGGTCGAAAGACCGACCCCTTGTTCCCGAGCAGTCGTTTGATCTCACGAAAAAGGGAAAGCGAATTGAAACGGAAGACAGCAAAGCAAAGGGAAAGCGTCCGGTGTGGGAAAAAGAGTTTGTGTCTCACCCGGTTGCGGTGTACAAGACCTATGCGATCCCCAAGGCAAAGGGTGGACGCCGGACACGGAAGCACCGGCGCCCTGGGACACGAAAACATCGCCGCCATCAGTAAATGGCAGGGATCCCTCGCCTCGTGTTCTATGTGCTACTCATCGTGATGTTTGAGACGTTGGCAATGACCTGCTTCAAGAAATCCCTGGACGACACCAAGTTCTTCTTGGGCGGAATGCTGTTCTACACGATCGTTGGGTACCTGCTCTGTCAGACCTACAAGGAGAAGGGTCTTGCGATGACCAATGCCCTCTGGTCTGCCTTGAGCGTCTTGGCGACCACGGTTGTGGGCGTTCTCTTGTTCAAGGAAGTCCTCCACATTCACGACTTCCTTGCCATCACAATGATCGTTGCCGGCGTGATGATCTTGAAGGTGACGGATTAACGGAAGGCGCGCATCAGATAGGTTCCCCCGAGGACCATGAGCAATCCAACGTATTCACCCGGATGTTTGAGGCGTTCACCCATCACGAAGTAGGCAAAGGCAGATTCGGAGATGTGTGAGAACCCGTCCCAGAGCGCGTTGACATAGAGGACGTTCTCGGCGCGGAGGGCGCGGATCAAAAAGAAGATGACCCCAGCATACCCCGCGATGCCTTGCCAGAGATGGGAGAGTCCATTCGACGTGGCATACCATCGGAGTTGAAAGTCGGCAAAAATTTCCACTGCCGACGCCATCGATACATTCACCAACACAGAGTCCATTTTTTCTCTGCAGAGGAATATAAAACAGAATGGCCGATACATCCTCCCAGAAGGCGCCCGCGCCCCCTGCGTTCGGAATCTCCGTTGGTGATTTGGTGACTCGCGCGATCAAGTACGCGCTCGAGGGTCTCGCGGTGGCGGTTGCCGCGTACCTCCTTCCCGGCAAGAAGTTGCGCATGGAGGAGATCGGAGTGCTCGCCCTGACCGTCCTTGCCGTCTTCGCGATCCTCGACATCTACGCCCCCTCCGTCGGGTCCTCTGCCCGCACAGGTGCCGGATTCGGCGTTGGTGCTGGTCTCGTCGGATTCCCCCGCCCCTTCTAAGCAACCTCTTTCTCTCTTGACATCTCAACCCACACCCAAACCCCAAACGAAGGTCTTTCCAGATCCTCGCTTGGAGCACGCAATGCCTCCCCGTACGAAGGAGAAACGTACCTGGATCACGACAGCATTCGGGATCCCGAGGCATCGAACCAAGGATATGTTCCACTCCATCGACCAATCGAAACTCGTCCAGGGAATGGCGTGGTGGGGACTCGGGACGGGGATCCAGGGGATTCTGCAAGGGAAGGTCCTTCTTGGGAGCGGAGTGTCCCTCGGCGCGCTCATTGCGTTCTGCTACTGGTGGAAACCGTGCCCAGGGTGGAGGCGGACCCTTGACATGGCGTGGATCCAAGGTCTTCTCTGGACCCACGCGTATTCCGCACTGTCCTCTCCGGTTCGGACTCTGTATTTTAGCATCCAAGCATTGGGTGCACTCTTGTACTGCCTCGGGTGGGTGTTCCTGAACCGAGGAGACACCTGGATGGCAACCTTCCTC